TGCTCAACCGGTAGTTTCGGCAGAAACTTTTCTTAATGTTCTAGAAACATATATTAAAAACACACCTAACTTTTTTGGCATTGTAGATTCTGTATCTAGCATGGTTCCTCAAGACGAGTTAGATGGAGAAATTAGAACGGGAGTTAGAAACCAATTACCTCGCTTAAATTCTATGTTTTTCAAAAGGATTGCAAATGACGTATCTAGAACCAAAGCGATGTTGGTCTGCATACTTCATAATATTGCTAATACTGGGGGTTCTCGATGGGCACCTTCAAAAATGGCCGATGGAGGAAATATGATTCAATTTCAAGCGGGAACGAATATGGTCATTACCCACAGAGGAAAATGGGACGAAACAGACGAAAATGGTCAAGATGTTGGTCAGGTAGCCAACTGGACTGTCAAAACTTCTGCTGCGGGAGGTAAGCCTAATTCTACTGCTGTATCATATATTAAATATGGGGTGGGCATAGATGAGACAAGAGAACTTTGCGAGATTGCAAATGAACTCATGTTTATTAAAAAGGGTGGCGCTTGGTATACAATAACTTGTGCTATTGAAAACAGAACAGATCCAGATATTAAATCTATACTAAAGAAAAACGATGTAAACGAAGACAACCTAGAAGAAATAGAAAAGTTTTTTAAGTTTCAAGGGATGGCAAAATTAAGTAATTTCATTGACAGTAATGAAAAAATTCAAAAGTTTCTATATAACGAAATAAAGAATGTCCTATGAAAGTTGTTGGACTGAACAATAAAGAATATATTCTAGATATTAAGAAATATATCATAAAAAACAATGACACAAAGAAGAAATCTCGCTATCATATACTAGCTAGAGAGCTTCTTAATGATATGTTCGTGTATCCCGTACTAGAAGAAGTAAAGCTTCCTGGCTCAAGATGCCCTAGTAAAAAATCAACATTATTCTTAGATTTTTTTATACCTCAGATAGATTTAGCAGTTGAAGTTCATGGAAAACAACACTATGAATACTGTAAGTTTTTTCATAAAACAAAGGCAGGATTCTTGACTTCTCTGAAAAGAGATAGTATAAAAGAAGAATGGTGCGAGAAGAACGAAATAAACTTGATAATATTAAAATATTCTGACACAGTTGAAGATTGGAGAAAACAAATTGACAGCCGCTGATAGACTAAAAGAATTTTTAGATGGCATTGAAAGATATATTACCGCGAAGAATTTATCACCAACTCAGTTTAATACAGATTTTGCTATTGCAGAAACTTTATCTATTAATGACTTATCAAAACTGACACAAGAAGAATGCTTTTCTTACGCTTATCAATTATACCAGTATGCAGACTGCATAGCTAGTGAAAGAGCAGATTGTGAGAATGTAATTCGTTGGTGTGAAAACTCATTACAGAGTATTATATCAGAAATGTTGTCTAGCGGCGTATGGGACACATACGCAAAACATGAAACTAAAGTTGCAACCATTCTTAGAAACGACGACTTAGCACATAAAATCAATGAATGGAAACTAACTGCTCAAGGAAGACTTGAAAAAATTAAAACAAGAGAATTTAATCTCCGTAAAAAAGCTGAACTGTTAACAGAGAAAGGTAAAAGAAAATGAACCCAGAGGATATGGTCAATTTTATCGAATCGTTGAGCGACGAACAACGCGCACAATTTCAAAAAGTATTTAAAACTATTGGAAATGAAATGGGAGTTGAAGTCAAAGAAGATGACACACCCCCTAAAGAAGAAAGGCTTAAAACACCAAAAAAAGAAACTTCACGCAGAAGTAATGATTTCACTACTACTAAAACCAAAGAGGCGATTGAAAATGGGAGACAAGCAGTGAGGGCTAAGAAGAACAAGTGGTTTGATGACGGCGAATTTCAAATTCCAAATGGAGAAGAAGAATGGTCAAGCTCTAGAAAAAGAGCTACAAGATCTAGAGGTAAAACTAAAAAAATACAACTAGAATGTTCCGTTTGCGGTAGATCTTTCATGGAAAATCCAAACCTAGTTTACGGCGAATACCATCGCTGCAATAGGTGTGGGAGTAAGTAATGAAGAAAAATCTGTCTGACCCTGGCGCAGAGACAGCGGTTCTTGCTGGTCTTTTCGCTTACGGTCTAGAGTCATATGTTGAAGTATCTGACATAATTGATAGTAATAGCTTTTACAGTCAGAACAATCAATTAATATACAAATGTGTAGAAAAAATTGTAACAAGAGATGCCACTGTAGATTTACCAAGCCTACTTTCTGCGGCGGATCAGCTTGGGTTTTCTGAAACGATTCAAACCAAGCAAGAGTTACAATATATAAAAAGCTTAATGGAGTTTCCTGTAAACAAGGAAAACGTAATTCATTTTGCAGCAGAGGTAAAGAAATTTGAATTTGCTAGACAGATTAAAAAACTTGCCGATTCTATAGGTAAAAATGTTTCAGAAATCAATGGTGATGAAGATATAGATACCATTGTTGGAATGCTAGAAAATCCAGTGATGGAATTTTTAAGAGAAGAAGACACAAGGGAAAAACAAGAACTACTTTGTGAAAACATTGAAGAATACATAGAGTTTTTACTAGAAAACCAATGCGATCAAATTGGATTGTCAACTGGTTTTCCTAGATATGATGCTGTAATTGGTGGTGGATTACGAAGAAAGTGTGTAGACATGGTGGCGGCAAGACCTGGGGTTGGTAAATCTGTTTGGGGAGATAACGTAGCTTTACACAACGCTAGGAAAGGTATTCCAGTTTTGATGCTTGATACTGAGATGAGCAAGGAAGATCATCTAAATAGAATTTTATCTAACATTAGTGGTGTGCCAATCAATGAAATTTCTACAGGTCAATTTGTTAACGATGAAGAAAAATATATGGCTGTAAATAAAGCGGTCGAAGAAATAAAAGACATACCTTACACATACGTGTGCGTTGCTGGTGCGCCATTTGAAAATATATTAAACCATATAAAAAGATGGGTAATGAGAGACGTTGGAACGGACGAGGAAGGTAGAACAAATGAGTGTTTAGTAATTTATGATTATCTAAAACTCATGGCATCTTCTGGAATATCTAACTCTGTTGCAGAATTTCAAGCGTTAGGTTTTCAAATTATGGATTTGCACAACCTGACAGTTAGATTAGATATCGCTTGTCAAGCGCTGTGTCAATTAAATAGAGATGGTATTACGAGAGAGGACACAGGCTCTATGAGCGGTTCTGACAGGATTGTTTGGCTTGTGACATCCTTGTCGTACCTTAAAGAAAAGTCGGCAGAGGAACTCGCAGAGGACGGCCCAAGAGCGGGTACACACAAGGTCATCAATTTAAAGGCTAGGCATGGGCCAGGACTTCATGGCGGTAACTATATTAACTTTAGAATGATAGGAGAAAATGCAAAACTTATTGAAATGATTACCAGAGACGCATTACAGGCAGGAGGCGGTGAAGGATTTGAGGGATCTGAACTACCATTTGAAGAAGACGAGGAAAACAATGAGTAAATATACAGCAAAGTTTCAGGGCGGTCCCGCCGATGGAGAAAGTCAACCACTGCCGAAATACTGTGAAACATTTAGAATAACTAAGGTTTATAATACTCACGGTTTTACGACTCAATCTGAGTATATTTTGTCAAAACAAGAGGGTGAAACATTATTTTTTGACCTACAAGAAGAAAGATTTAAGGGTTATTATCCAGAAGCTTTTCAGGGGTAAAAATGAGTCAAACTAAAAATAACCTAGATTTGAAGAAAGTGAAACAAATAATCTTTAAAGATTTAGCTTTGCTTCTAGAGGGTCTAGATCTCGACTGGGAATTAAAAAACAACAATGTTTTCATGCAGTGTCCAATACATGGAGGTGATAATCCTAGCGGTTTGTCTATATCTCTAATTCATAAAAATTGGAGATGCTGGACTCATAACTGTCATGAAACATTTGGTAGTGATATCTTTGGTTTTGTTAGGGGGTGTTTAGGAGACGATCATACATTTGGTGATGCTCTTAAAACAATTTGTAATTTATATGATGTCGGTACTTGTCAACAAGACCCGACGAAAACTTACCAACATAAAGTAGAAAAAACAGATCTAGAAGAAATGGTAGAGATTTTCGGCAATAAAATAAGAAAAGTACACGACAATCACGATTATGTGCGCGACGTTGAAACTTTAAATAATTCATTTTACTTTGAAAAACGAGGGTTTCTGCCTGAGACATTAGATCATTTTGACATAAAAGACTGTATAGATAAAACTTCAACGATGTGGAACAGGGCGATAATTCCGGTTCGCCATGAAGACAAAGAAGTTGGATATATTGCGAGAGCAACTAAAAACTTTATACAACCTAAATACATATTTTCAACAGGTTTTAAGAAAACAAACTATTTATACAACTTTGACGAAGGAGTTAGAGTTGGTAGAGAGAAAAACGCTTTATTTTTAGTTGAGGGTCAAGGAGATGTTTGGAGAATGTATGAGGCGGGAGTAAAAAATTGTGTGGGAATGTTCGGTAAAGAACTATCACAACAACAAAAGTCTTTGATTATTAATTCGGGAATAACAAACCTAGTTGTTCTGTTGGATATGGATCAGGCTGGGAGAGAAGGAAGAATGAAAATACAAAGAGAAATGAGTAGACTATTTTACATGTGTTATCCAAAGATGACAGACAAAGACATAGGTGACACATCTGTCAAGAAGATACAAAAACATATTTTACCACAAGTTGGAGGATTATATTAATGATATTGGGATTTTCAGGTAGGAAACAGGCTGGTAAAAATACTGTAGCTAATATATTTCATGGCATAGTTTTAGAACAGCAGGGATTAATTTTAGACTGGAAAGTGAATAAAAATGGTAAGCTAATAGTAAAAACAAAAGATTCAAATCAGCAAGAAGGGTGGGGTGAATTTGCAATAGACAGAAAAGATCCAGATTTCGTTGAGTATGCACACTATAATATGTGGCCGCATGTAAAACTCTATAGCTTTGCAGACGAGCTAAAATACCTTTGTGTAGAGTTATTTGATATTCCTCAAGAATGTGTTTATGGTACAGACAAGCAGAAGAATCAGGTGCAAGAGCATTTGTTGTGGGAAAATATGCCGGGAGTGATGACTCCAACTGAATGGTCAATGAGGCAAGGTGGTGTTGAAAAAAGCACAGTTCATTTTTTAGTCAACGCTGCTGGGTATACTCAGCATCCAGAACAATTTAATATTCAATTAAGAGAAGGTCCAATGACTGCACGCGAGTTTATGCAATTTCTTGGGACTGATGTCATGCGTAAAATGTATGAACCAGTCTGGGTAAAATCCTGTATAAATAAAATACAACAAGAACAATCAGGACTGGCAATTATTGCAGACGTTCGCTTCCCCAATGAAGCAAAGGCTATTGAAGATGCCGGTGGACTTGTAGTACGACTAACACGACAGCTATTTGATGATAACCATTCAAGCGAATTGGCTCTAGACGATTATCCATTCAAATATATGATTGAAAATCAAGACATAAATATTGAACAGTTAGTAGATAAAGTTAAGGATTTTTACGAGCAAATTCAACACCCGTTTATTAGGAGTCAAAATGTTAGTTACGTATGTTAGAAGTTCATCTTATAACGGGTACGATTATTGTCAAATGCAATACTTTTTAACTTATGTTTTAGGTCACAGATCTGACAGCGGGAAAAAAGCTGAACTCGGAACTATGGTTCACAAGGTTATGGAGATTCTTGCTGGATTAAAGAAGTTTCAACAAGATAACCCAAGAAAGAAGTATTTAGTTGTAGAAGACGATGCGGCTGGTAAAATCAGGATACACAAAGATAAATTACTTACAGACGATTTTATAAATGAATTATGTGAAATCAGTATAAAATGTTACGAAAAATACTCTAAGCACACTTGGTATCCAGCAGACAAAAAGCAAGTAGTCAAACTAAGCTGGGATACCCTGAATTATAATGAAGGTCAGTTTGACCCAAGATTCAGAAACGTGGTTGATCCAGAGCCTCATTTTGACATTCCAATCGAAGAAGATTGGGCAAAATATGAGTACGAATTACCAACCGGAGAAATTATTAAAGGTCAATTAGCAATCAAGGGAACTATTGACCTTGTGACAAAAGTAGATGATGATACAATAGAAGTAATAGACTGGAAGACTGGACGGAGGCTAGACTGGGCGACAGGTCAAGAAAAAGACTATAAGAAGCTTACAACAGATGCGCAACTATTGCTTTATAATTATGCAATATCTAAATTATATCCTGATTACAAGCAGGCTATTATGACGATATTCTTTGTAAAGGACGGCGGGCCGTTTAGTATGTGTTTTGATAAATCAGATCAAGAGAAGTTTCTTGGTATGCTCAAGAATAGATTTGAAGAAATAAAGTCAAATGTATCTCCACAA